TTATTTTCATTTGAAAATGAATTATCAATAAATCCTTCAAACAAATGATTGTCTTGAGTTAAAGTAAAATATTTATTGTTTCTTCCTAATCTAGAATTAGCTGCGATAAAAGGAGTTATTAACTGGTTCATTTGTTGAATATATTCAGTCTTAATTGAAATTTCATATTTAACCATGACATATACTGGAACTGGAATATAGACAGTTTCATATACAACTTTTTCTTTAGCATTGAAAGGGCGAGTATCAAACATTGGATTTACATTTGGTGGAAACTTTCTAGAATCTTTATAAAACTTATCAATAAATCCAACATCATCAGACGCTCCATATTTTCTAATATTATGTGCAGATTTGAAATCATTTGTTTTATCCTGTACTATTCTTCTTCTCACAGGTATCCATCCTCCTGTGCCAAGATCAGGTATATTAGTTGGGATTGGAGATTTAGCAGGATCTCTTGTAAGTTCTTTTCTTTCTAAGGTTAGCATAGGTAAATTTAATGTACCCTCTTTATCTCTCAAAGATACATCGTGTTTTAATTGAAAAGTTCTCTCTGCTCCAACCCACATAACAGGAACAGGACGAAATCCTTGATTTGTGGAAGCATGTAAATTTAATCCAGTAAGATAATTGTACATAGCCATATCTATTGTTTCTATTGTTGAAGGCTGAAAGTCAGTCCCTTTATCATATTCATTCCCCATTAAATACTCCTTGTCTTGCTCTTACACATTTAGCACTTACTTCAAGTCTATGTTCTATTTGTCCATATAATCTTTTTGGTTCTGTTAAAGTTACAATCTGATAAAACAGATCCCCATATAAAACAAAATCACCTTCTCTTACATACAGATCTTGATCTTCTGTTAATCTTCTTTTATGGAAATGAATAATAATGCTTGATTGTTTATCAATACCAATCTTCTCTGTGTAAGCAGATTGAATACCTTCCCACTCAATTAAAGCCTGAACTCTAATTGGTGGAAGGAAATTCTTTTCAATTGCTTCTCCGTAGATTGGATGAAAGTCTGTTGTATTATAATCAATAGGATAATAAGCAATAGTTTGCCCAATCACTCTCTCAATGATTTCGTCGTTAATTTGTTTAACAAGATCTCTTTCCTTCTTTCCTGTGAAAAGAGGAGGAGGTGGATTATTGGGTTGTGTCCATTTATTATCTTTCTTGCTCATTTATTTACCCCACGAATATCGTCAAAGGAATTGCCTTTTGCAATCCAGCAGCAGATTCAACAAAGTTCTTATCATCCTCTGCCAATTTGCTATAAGTCATTTCATCTAATACTTTAATCAATTCTTCTCTTAATGCTGTTTGCTCATCTTTAGCCTGAGATAACAAAGCATCTCCATTCAAACTAACTTGTTCTCCGGGAATTGGAATTGAGTTTCCAAACTTTGAACGAACTTGTCCAAGAGTTTCTTTTGTCAGAGCAAGAGCATATCTTCTGATCCATTGTTTACCAATTGAATTAATATTTGCATATGGAACATTTTCAAATGGAAGTGTGTTCATATTATTCACACCTTGAATTCCAATATCTGGATCGTTTCCTAAATAAGGATCTTGAGGAATTGAAAATTCAATCCAATAGTTTTGTGCTGTTACAGAGTTTGGAGGTGGGAATAGTCTTAACTTATTATTTCTCAACTCATATGAGAAGTGAGAATTACGTGTGTATATAGCGTCCTCAAACGCCATTGCTTGCATTTTGTTTTGCCAAGCAGGTATTACCTCAAATGTAGAATCATCGCTCCACTGTCCGTAATTTGATAGGTTTCCGACGGTATTTAAACCACCATAATAACCATAAAATCTCCACATAGCATTTGGTGTCTTATAATATACCTTTCTTACTTCAATCTTTTTGTTTGAAACTAATCCAGCCCAATCAATAACATTGCCTGTTCCGTTATCTAATCCTGCTGTTGATGCTGCTTCTAAAATTGTTTGAAGGTTATAATCTTGTTGTCCTGCTGTAACAGCAAAAGAAGCAGAATAAACTGGAACGTTACCACCAACACCTGCATCAATACCTACACCATCTGCAACACGTCTTGCATAAGCAAATTCAAATCTTGGATATCTCAATGAAACTCCAGTTCCTGAAAGAGAAGTTTTAAGTTCGCTATCTTTCAATGTTCCATCTGCATCAAATGAGCCTGTTGTTGTTCCCAACAAAGAAGAAAGAACGTTCTTTGCTTGATGTGTATTAATAATATAAGAGTATTCTAATACTGCTTCTTCATAATTTGCATAAACATTTCCTTCTGTGACTTCAATATCCAAGATATCTCCACCCAACTTCTTATACGTATAAGCAACTTGATCTGAAGCACCTGATAAGAAGTCTTCTTCTGCAGCATAAATCCCTAAAGGTAAAGCAGCAACAACATTTGCTGTATCTCCAACTGATGGCAATACAATCACAGATGTTTGCTGCTTTGGTGTAAGCGTAGGCTTTGACATTAAACGTCCCTCCATTTTACTATAAATAGTAAGTCAGAAGAGAAAAGATTACTCTTTATCGTCAGCCTTTTTAGAAGTTGATTTCTTAGAAGTCTTTTCTGCTTTTTCAGATGCTTCCTTTTCTTCTGCTGCTTTCTTTGCTGCAGCCTCAGCAGCCGCTTTTGCTTTTGCTGCTGCTTCTTGCTTAGCTTTTTCTGCTGCAAGTGCTTGTTGTTTTGCAGCCTCTTCAGCATGTGCTTGTTGGGAAACCATTTCGTTCGATCTATTTCTTTTACTACGTTTCATTACAAATTCTCCTTTTAAATGAAAATAATCTTCATTAAATAGTCATAATAAACAAAAAAGCCCCCAACTCAAAGAGAAGGAGGCTCCATGCGATTAGAAATTATCTAATCAAAATTAGTTTTTGTCTGTTCCCAACAAGCCACGAACAACAACCAATCCGTACATATCTGGACGAACCATCTTCTTCGCATAGCGTGTCATAACACCCTTACGAGGAACGAAGTCTTCAGTACCGAAGATAGTAGGAGTTACTTGTAGAGGTACATAGGGAGCATACACATAACCGCTTTCCAAGAAAGAGTTACCTTTACGTCCAACCAATACGATGTTACGTGGGAAATAAGGATCAACCATAACATCAAACTTCTTAGAAATAGAACCAACGTTAACAGCACCAACTTGTCCTTTTTCATCATCATGAGTTACTTTAGCACGGAAGCCAGAAGTGAACTCAAGAATGTTAGCAACCTCAGGGCCGCATACAAGGAAGTTAGCACCACCACGCAATGTTTTACGATGGATTTGAGCAGATACGTCGTTGATTGTTTCAATCAAAGTCTCATACCATTCAGAAACGTTTCCAGTGAAGTCAGGAGAATAAGTTCCTTGATTTACAGCACCAGTAACTTTGTCCACAAACAATCCTGGAGAACGGCTCCAGTAATAAGTAGCAGCCTTAGCACCGCCCATCAAATCAGCCAAGATTTCACGATCAATTTCAAGAGCGATTTGTTCAGACAAGATAGAAGTCAATTCTACTTCAGCATCCAAGTTGTGGTATGCATTCAAGTCTTGTCCCAATTCAGGACTCCACTTTGCTTTCAACTTTTTAGTTTGCGCTGTTACGGAAACACTGTCAACTTTGATTTCGATTTCAGGAATCGCTTCAGAAGCCTCAAGTCCCCATGAAGATTGTCCCACTACAGAGCCAATTGCGTTTCCTTTAGCAAAATCATCTACTTGTCTGAAAGATACAGTTACTTTAGCATCGTCAATAGCAGTAGAACTTTGTTTTGCAGCACCAGTCAAGAACAACAAAGCATGAGTAGCAGTTGTACCAGAAAGCGTAGTCAAACGCTTAACTTGAGAAACATCACTGCCATTACCAGCATTATTTGCTGCAGTAATCAAACCATGACGAGAAGCATCAGAGTCAATGATTGTCAAGTGACGCAAGCCTTTTTCAGAAGAATCGACTTGATCCAAAGTGCTCAATTGAATCTTCATAACAGATACAAGAGTTCCACTAGGAATATCAGCATCAAATTTAGCCAATTTTTGAACCAACAAATCATCTGCGCCAGTTCCACCAAAAGCACCAGAAGCAACCAAGTCTAATTGAGCACTAGTAGCACTAGTAGCAGTAGATCCAGTAGGTGAAGAATATCCAGATTGGATACCAAATGGTTGTGCATCTTCGGTAACGTTGTTCAACTGAACACCACCAGTCAATTGTGAACCAAGAACACCTTGTCCATAAATAGAAGAATCGCCTTCATATCCAAGACGATCAGAAGCGGTACCACTGCCAACACCTTGAAATTTGAAATCCAAGAAGAAGATCAAACCAGAAGGAAGAGACATTGGTTGTACAGAAACCAAATCATTTGCGATCAAAGATCCAAATACACGACGAACGATAGGAAATGCAACAGCAGCAAAACCTTCAACATCGCCAGAAGACATCAAAGAAGCCTCACGAAGAAGTTCCTTTGCTTGGTTCTCAAGTAGAGAAGCCATGTTATTTTTAGCATAATCAGAATTCAAACCTTCCAACAAACCAGTGCGTTCCCATTTTTTCAACAGTGCAGCACCTTCTTTAGCAAGATCACGTCTGACAATACCTTCAGTTAATTTTTCAACGATAGACATAATATTTTCTCCTTTTATTAATAATATAATATTGTCTTATTTAATCCCTGCGAGTCTTTGCATTCTCGTCAAGGCACTTTCATTGAGACTATCCTGTTCAGGAGTTCGTCTCGGTAATGTAGATGAGCGTCCAGCATTTCTATTAATAGCTTCATTTAAACTAGCAGGAACATTTTTGTTACCACTTACGTTCTCATTAAGTGTTTCATAGATTGTTTTTGCTTCTTCTACACTTTGTGCATTATTCAACGCTTCGACAATTTTAGATTTTTGTCGCTCATTCAGGGAGGCACTGATAAGTACACGATTTGAGTACAGCAATTTTGCATTTGTGATAACTGATTCTTCCAGTTTGTCTTTTAATTGCAAAGTTACCGATTTAAACTTTTTATTTTCTTGTTGCAGATGAGAAACTTTTTCTTCAAGTTTCGCAAGAGTGTCTTTCAATTCTTCATTCTCTTCTTGCATTTCATCTGACATCGCTTTTGTAAGAGCCATATCAATAGCAGCTTCATAATCGATTGAATTTAATCCACCAATTGCACCATTATCACCATGAGGTTGTGGCTTATAATCCACCTCTAATGCTTCTGCCACCATCTTTTCCATATCTTCTAGATTATCTGGCAATTCAATTTCCTCATCATCAAAACCCAATTCTTCATCATCTGATAAATCAGCTAATTGGCTTAAATCGATTTCCACTTCTTGATCATCCATTTGATCTTGGAAGCCGTCTAGTTTAGCATCTGTATATTGTCCAACATCATTCTTGTCGGCATCTCTCAAAAACTGTGCCAACTCTTCTGGGCTAATATCGATTTCAATTGTCTCTCCTTCAGCAGGAGTAGAAAAACTCATTTTTTCATTTCTAGAAATGATTTGTTCACCTTCCATATAAGAAGGAGGGATTAAATTTTCTTCTTCAAATGTTGTTTGTTCCATATCACCAGTTTTATCATTAGCAGGCGCAACTTCGCCACCAAGATCACCACCAAGATCTAAACCACCTTCTTCTGCTTCCAACAAAGTGTCAATAGCAGATTTTATTTCATTTGAATATTTTTCAAGAATCATCTGTTCTGCATTCTTGAGCGCTGCTTCTTTTAAGTTGGCAGCATCAACTATTGCTTGTTTCAATAATGACATTACGTAAAACTCCTAATATATTAGTTTATCAACATTAAATAGTTATTGCTTTTACAAAAACACAAATAAATATGATTTTATATTGTTTATGGATAATATTGCATATGGAAAATATAATGAAAGTTTCCTGTTCCTGTAAAACCACTATCAACTCTTAAGGAGAAGGAATATATTTCTCCAGCATTAATAGAATTATTTGGATCTTGTGAAAAATCAAAATAATGAGGAACATAAAACGTATTTCCATTGAGAGCAACAGACGTTATTACATCCGATGAACAAGAAATAGAAGATGTCGAACCTGTATGAAAAGAACAAGTCAAACTAGTTCCAGAATAATTTAAAGTAGTCTTTATTGTGACACCCATCAATTTTCCATTATATGGTGCAATATTGTAATTTGTTGTATTAGGAACTAAGTTTTCAACGTTTGAATCATCTGACGGAAAGAATGTAGTTCTATTTGATGAAGAAACAGGGTTCTGGAATAATCCGTAATCAATATAACTGATTCCGCCAATTACTTCATTATTAGATTGATCTTTAAGTGTCGTTAATGACTTTACGCTATCATTTGTTATTTGCAATCTGACAGATCCACTTGTTTGAAAATCGATTTGATCTTCTCCAAAATCAATTAATGTGTTTCTTTGAGCATCATCTGCTGCTTTTAAGTCTCCAATCACTTGAGCGCCTTTACTAAAATTATGTGACATCTATATTTCTCCTTTCTGTATAAATAGAAAAAGGGCTGGACTTTCGCCCAACCCCCCAAGAAAAAACTTGTAGATTAATCGATTATACAATGATCCATTTCTTTGTTCCACCATCTTGACAAGCAAAAATAGTGATAGCAGCAAAATCAGATTCTAAAGTTACAGAACCAACAGAATCAATTGTATCTGAACCACTAGCTTTAATCATAGCAGGAAAAGATCCTAAATTACCTCTAACATCTTTAACAACGTACATCTCACCAGCAATAACTGTAGCAAGATCTGGTAAAGTACCAGTAAGTACTGCACTTCCACTCAACAAAGTGAGTTTTTGTGTAATATTACCAGTGCTAGATAAAACGCTACCGTTTAATCTTACACCAGCAGCAGAAACATTAGTTAAGTTAGAACCATCGCCATAGTATGCAGAAGCAGACAAAGGAACTGAACATGCCATTTTTTGTGTTGTGGCGCCGTCTTTAAGTTGTAATGTCACAGCATTAGTTGTACCAATAGTCAAACCCCAAGTATCTGCTCCAGCTCCTTGAGCATTTCCACCGTCAGCAACAGTAATGTTTGAATCTTGAACAAGCAATGTTCCAACAGAAGCAGAGAAAGTATCACCAAGAACAATAAGATCTCCAGTAACTGTAACAGAACCAGAATTACCAGAATCAGAAAGTTGAATCAAGCTAGATTTAGATCCAGCACCGATATTTGCAGATGAAGATAAAGACATTTGACTTCTATTAACATTCAAGAAATCGTATGACTGTCCACTAACACCCATTTTAAGAGTTTGCCAAGAAACAACACCACTTGATGACAAATGCATAATATCTGCAGCACCTTGCTTCATTATGATAGCAGGCATTCCTGAAGGATTAGCTTGAATAGATAATTGATCTGCATTTGGTGTACTCAAACTTACAGCTGAACCAGAGAATGCTATTACACCAGCCCCACTTGACAATTTATAACCTCCAGCAGAAGCAGTTACAACTGTGAAAACTCCAGATGATGCTGCAGAAGCACCAATCGCTGTTCCATCGATAGCACCACCATTAATGTCAACAGAACCAGTGAAAACACCAGAACTAATATCAGCAGAGCCAGTGAAAACACCAGAACTAATATTAGCAGAGCCAGTGAAAACACCAGCACTAATATTAGCAGCAGAAGCTGTTAAAGCAGTTGAAGCATTTAAAGTTTCAAACCAACCATTTTCAAATGCTGCACCAGAAGCACCAATTGCTTGGACTCCAGCACCACCAAGAATAGAACCTTCAATAGTAATATTGCGTACTCCACTGATATCTTTGCTAGCATCCAAAACAACAGCCTTAGAAGCAGCAGCAGTACCAGCAGTAACATTATCAAGATAGTTC